AGTCGTCGAAGGCTGGGGGTAGTTGGCGTATCGAATCAGTGGAAGAAATCTTTAGTTAACCAAGGAGTAAATCATGAGTATTAGTTCATCAGCGTTATTAGTAGAGTTGAATATCAGTGTATGGCCTGCGTCAAAGATTGACCGCGAGATTACCGACAAGGTGAATAGCGATGCGGGGGCGGTGCGTGGTGCATCACAGACTAAGAAGAATCTGTTTGCAGGTACTTCGTTACGTAAAGACATTGCCGACTTTGCCGCAAGGGTTAGGCTGTATCACAACAAGCACACGTTGCCGTGGGCTGATAAGGGTGAGCGCATGTTGCCGACTGCGTTGTTCTTGGAGTACAAGCAGACTATGAATGGGTACGAGCGTACGTTCGAGATGATGTGCGACAACTTCTTTATCGAGTATCCACGACTGGTGGCTGAAGCACCGACGGCATTGCAAGGCTTGTTCAAAGCCGAGGACTATCCCGACATCGAGGAGGTCAAGCGCAAGTTCGGGTTCAAGCGTACGGTCAAGCCCGTGCCTGAGGCCGGTGACTTCCGGCTGGACATACCAGCGGAGGACTTAGAGGAGATGCGCAGTACGTTCGTTGAGCAGCAAGACAAGAAGCTAGCCGATGCGATGCGCGAGCCGTGGGAGCGTCTGCATAAGACGCTAGTGGGGATGTCGGAAAAGCTGACTGACGTAGAGGGTGATGACAACAAAAAGCGTTACCACGATACGCTGATTACTAACCCGCTGGAGTTGTGCGAGCTATTGACAAAGCTCAATGTGACTAACGACCCGAAGTTAGAAGAAGCACGTAGGCAAGTAGAGCTAACAATGTTAGGGGCCAACATCGAGAGTATCAAAGAGGATGCCGATACCCGCAGTGAACTGAAGTCCAAGGTGGACAATATTCTTAAACGCTTTGAATGGTAAGGAGATGAACATGAACGTACTAGAACTTAACAACGTAGTGCTATCCGAGAAGCTACAACGGGAGCGGGGCATACCCAAGACCGACTACAAGCTATACAGACTTATGCAGGAGGTGCTCGATAAGCTAGCGCCCTTGCGCCCGATGTGGAAGTTTGAAATAACAGGGGCACAAAATTTTTCAGGTAACACGCCTGACGTGCTAAAGGTAGAAGTATCAGAGTACGGGGAAATGCTTGGCACAATTCACCGTGCATGGCATGCGAGTGACTATCACTTGTTCATATCCAATGACCGCATAGAGGAGAAGATGACTCGCGGTAGTGCGTACAAGACCACGAGCCCCGAGAAGGCGATTGCGAAGATTAAGAAAACCTTTAGTAGGCCTAGCGTCAATGAGCGTGTGGCTAAGGCTGAGAAGCTGGGGGAGCACATCATAGACCGCCAAGTGAGCAACATGCACCGCAACATTCGAGATGCTAAGTACAACATACACGAAGCGGCTAACAAGTACGTCATGGGCGAGGGCTGGCCTTTGTTTCTAACTTACGTAGAGACGTTGCCGACCGTTGAACGTGACCGACTGCTAAAGCATATACAAGCTAGGGACAATAACGCCGAGGAGATGCTGACCATCGAGGCGGTGCAAGCCAAGTTCAGGGAGCGAAAGACCGCGCTGGTTATCAAAGATGCGGGTAAGTACGTAGTGAAAATAGGAGACAGTGTACAGATTTATGATGATAATACGCTCCCTCTTAATTTGAGAGGTGGCCTCGGCCTATTAAAGTTAGTGGATGCTGAGCACTTCCTAGCTAGTATCGGATGCCGAGTCAATGAAGAAGTATTTATTGTGTTAGTCAATGAAGAAGGAGAAAGCACATGATGAAGAAGATAAGCATAGCGGAACTACTACGAGAGCCGTTCAAAAAACCAAGCCCCTTGGAATTAATCGCAAGGGAACTGGCATACGCGCACCTTGAGAAACTCGAAGCTGAGACAGCAGTCGAGTACGCCCAGTCCATCGTTGACTACAACGTCAACCGCATTGCGCGGCTCAATGCCCGCGTGGAGGAGTACAAATGAAAGATGAAACGATTAATGCAACGATTGCCAAGCAGTACACCGACTGGATGGTGAAGACGGGCGGCTACGCCAAGGACATGACCATGCGTGACCACTTTGCGGGGCTTGCTATGCAAAAAATTATAGGGACAGCAGACATTGATGATTGTTGTGAAACCGCTTACAAATGGGCAGACGCAATGATCAAGGAGCGCAACAAATGAAAAGACCAGACAACATCCATGACGCGATGCGTCACCTACATGATCTGACTATGAGTATTGCCAACGATATGCTCAACTACATGGACAACCCACAGGACTACAAGCCTGAATATTTCGAGGCAGTAAAAGACGCTGCCCTCGACGCACACTTGCTAGTAACGTGGGTACGGGATAACTTAATTGGAGATGACAAATGACATGGCCTTTCCCAACCAAACCGCTACCCGATGCGCCCTACAAGCGCATCCCTTTTAACCCCGACAACTACGAGGACGCACCGCTATGAGAGAGATCGACAAAACATATATCGAACGCAGCACAGAGCAAGACCCGTACACCGAGACAGTATCAGAGGTCAAAAGCCTGATCGCCCTGATGGTGGTGGTCGTGGCGATTGGCATGATCGCAATGGCGTGGTGGGGGTGATATGACAGGCTATCAATCAAAGAAAGCAGCGGCGCTAGACGAAGAAGGGATGTATCTAGTGCATCACACACAGCCAGCGCAGGAGCCTGTGGCGTGGACAGACGAACAATTGCACGAGTACGGACAACAAGTCGTTGGCGCGTGGGTAGTGAGCCAACCAAGTCAAAACCAAATCAAAGGGAAAACTATGAAGCAAGAAGACATTGAGAAAGCATGGAACTTACTGTCTATGCACAACAGCGAGTTACTACTGGAGCGGGCTGAACTGCTAAAGCAACTGCGGTCGCAAAGCATTTGGCTGATACTGAAGTACCGCGTAAAGCACTGGTTTGGGTGGGGTAGGGATGCGTAAGTCCAACCACCACGGCATAAGGATGTTGCTTCAGCAGTACCACGATGGCCTGACCATCTCTGATATAGCCGAGCGCATGGAGAAAAGCAGGGGCGCAATCAACCGCGCCCTGCCCGAAATGCCTGACGCTTACATTGACCGCTGGACATCCTGCAAAAGCCAGTGGGCAGCCGTTTGGTGTGTTATTGTTCCACCCGAAAATTGTCCCAAACCGAAGGAGAGTCCCCTTGAACAAGCCCAAAGACATGCCAAACTTCGCCGCATGGAGTAACGAAAACCTAGCCAAATTCTGCATGGATTCGTACCTGCGAATGCAGGAACAACAGGAAGAGATTGAACACCTCAAGCTAGACGCCAAGGCCGCGCTGGAAGCTGCGCGTAGGGCAATGGTAGAGGGTAGTAAATAGCATGGCCACGCCCGAGTCAAAGGTCAAGGCAAAAGTAAAAGTTGCCCTAACAGAAATGGGGTGCTACTACTTCATGCCACCAGCCAATGGCTTCGGGCGTGCGGGTATACCTGACATCGTGGGATGCAGAACCGATGGCCGCTTCTTTGGTATCGAGTGCAAGGCAGGCAAGGGCAAGACCACTGCGCTGCAAGACCGGGAGCTTTACCGGATACAACAAGCCGGGGGTATAGCCCTCGTGATTAACGAGGACAACTTAAACCAACTCAAGGAGTTATTAAATGAATGAAGACCCAATAACGGCTGATGCCTTTCAGTCAATGGTCGATGCCATGCCATCCGAAGCCCGAATGTATTTGCGACACTGCCTTGAAACAGTAACGCGCTGCTTTATGGACGACTCGACACAGGTGGGTGTATTGATTAGCGGCGACATCAAGACAGGCGAGACACACCTTTACCACATAGGTTTAGACCACACCGATGCCACTGGGTTGCTGTCTGCTGTGCTGGCCAGCCGGATGCAGGACATAGCCGCCATGAATATACCCAAGGAGAAACTTAATTGAGCGCTCCGTATGATCGCATATTGACAGTGGATTTTGAAACACGTTGGGACAGTAAGCGCTACACGCTGTCCAAGATGACCACCGAGGAGTACATACGTGCTGATGAATTTTTGGCCTTCGGAGCCTGTATCCATGAGTATGGCAGCGACAGCATCACTCAATGGTATCGAGGAGATGAGCTTCATAGAGTCTTATCGACATACGATTGGGGACGAACCGCCGTACTTGCACATAACGCCCAATTCGATGTTTCCATACTCTCTTGGCGGTATAGCACAAGACCCGCTTTTATCTTCGACACGCTATCAATGGCGCGAGCTTTACGCGGCGTGGAGGTTGGCAACAGTCTCGCCCGACTTGCAACAGATTTCGGGCTTCCTGAAAAGGGACGTGCCGTGCACTCTACAGACGGACTCAGGGAGTTGGATGCGAAGATCGAAAGTGAATTGGCAGAGTACTGCAAGCACGACGTGGCTTTGTGCGAAGCCATCTTTGAACGACTCGTAAAAGGATACCCTGCTTCGGAGCTACGCCTTATCGACATGACGCTCAAGATGTACACCGAGCCAGTGTTGCAGCTTGACAAGCTCATGCTAGTCAATGCGCTAGAGGAGGAGAAAGAAAAGCGTGAGGAGTTGTTGGCACGGCTGAACGTGACGGACGCTATGCTGGCAAGCAACGGCCAGTTCGCTGAGTTGCTGCGCTCCCTCAATGTGGAGCCGCCGACCAAGAAGAAAAAGCCCACGGCCAAGACGCCCAACCCAGTGGGTGTCAACTTTGCACTTGCCAAGACGGACGCTATGTTCCAAGCCATGCTCAACGGGGACAACGAGGACGTGGCTGCGCTGTGCGAGGCTAGGCTCAAGGTCAAGTCCAACACCGAGCGCACACGGGCGCAGCGGTTTTTAGAAATCTCCCAGCGTGGGCCACTGCCTGTACCCCTGAGTTATTACGGCGCTCTATCGGGGCGCTGGACGGCCAGCAAGGGCAGCGCTATCAACATGCAGAACCTAAAGCGTGGCTCGTTCCTGCGCAAGGCGATCATGGCCCCCGAGGGCTACCAGTTAGTTGTTGGTGACTTGTCGCAGATTGAGCCGCGTGTGCTGGCTTGGTTCGCAGACTACGCAGACATGCTGGGTATCTTCCGATCAGGCGCTGACCCGTACGCTGCGTTTGGTTCGCAGATGTTCAACATCCCCGGCATGACCAAAGACAGCCACCCTGACCTGCGTCAGTCGGCCAAGTCCGCGTTGCTGGGCTGTGGCTATGGGCTAGGCTGGGCA